ATTTCACTGTAGACCCGGAAGAGCTGAAAGGGCGAGTCTGCTACGGAGGTCTGGACCTTTCATCCACCAGTGACATCACCGCTTTTGTTTTAGTGTTCCCGCCATTAGAAGAGGGAGATAAGTTTCAGGTACTCCCATACTTTTGGTTACCAGAAGAAACCCTTCATCAGAGGGTGAAAAGGGACAGTGTTCCTTATGATATCTGGCACAGACAGGGACTTCTCAATCTAACAGAAGGAAATGTGGTCCACTATGGATTCATCGAAAAGTTCATCGAGCGACTTGGCGAGAAATACAACATCAGAGAAATCGTCTATGACAGGTGGGGAGCCACTCAGATGAGTCAGAACCTTGAAGGCATGGGGTTTACAGTAGTTCCCTTTGGTCAGGGCTTCAAGGATATGTCCCCGCCTACAAAGGACCTCATGCGGCTGACCTTAAGTAAACAGATTGCTCACGGTGGGCATCCGGTTCTTAGATGGATGGCAGACAACATTGTGGTCAGAACGGATCCGGCTGGAAACATCAAGGTGGACAAAGAAAAATCATCTGAAAAGATCGATGGTATCGTGGCAATGATCATGGGTCTGGCCAGAGCAACGGTGAATCCACCAGATGATGATGGATCCATTTATGATGAACGGGACATGATCATTTTAGGATAGAAGGGGGTGAACAACAATTATGGCGAACTTTTTCAAATGGCTCTTTAAGGCGAGAGCAGAACCCACAGACAGTGTTAGCAGCGCTCCGAACTTTTATATGGGGCAAAGTGTCTNNATGATGAACCGAATCCGGAGATGACATCCTTCACCTTAAGGGAGACCATGATGACCCACCTTCTTCTTTGGGGGAACGCCTACTGCCAGATCATCCGAAATGGCAAAGGGGAAGTGGTGCATCTGTATCCCCTGCTTCCAGACAAGATGACAGTGGACCGGGACAGCAAAGGAAATCTCTACTATGCTTACCGAAAAGACACCACCACCCACTACCTGGGACCAGAAGACGTTCTTCATGTGCCGGGTCTTGGCTTTGATGGCGTTATGGGTTATTCACCAGTGGCTCTTGCTAAAAATGCCATAGGGCTGAATATTGCTGCTGAAGAATATGGGGGCAGGTTCTTTGCCAACAACGCCACACCCAGCGGTATCCTTTCCACTTCAGGAACCATCAAGGATCCTACGAAGGTGAGAGATGCCTGGCAGGCGGCCTATGGAGGAATTAATAACAGTAACAAAGTAGCAGTCCTAGAAGATGGCCTTCAGTATCAAGCCATCAGCATGCCCAACTCCGATGCTCAGTTTCTTGAAACGAGAAAATTTCAGATTGAAGAGATCTGTAGAATCTTCCAAGTGCCACCCCATATGGTGGCGGACCTTAGTAAGAGTTCATTCAGTAACATTGAAAACCAATCCATCAGCTTTGTGGTCCATACCATCAGGCCTTGGCTGGTCCGAATAGAGCAGGCGATGAACAAGAAGCTCTTTCTTGAAAAAGAGAAAGGTCAATGTTTTGTGTCTTTCAATGCATCTGCTCTCATGCGTGGGGATTATAAATCTAGGATGGATGGATACGCTATCGGTATTCAAAACGGATTTTTCTCTGTTAATGATGTGAGAAGAATGGAGAATATGGATCCCATCTCTGAAGAGGATGGTGGAGATTTGTATCTGGTCAATGGCAATATGCTGCCTCTTAAGATGGCAGGGGCCTATGCAAAGAAAGCCTTAGAGGAGTCAGGTGGTGATGGCCCTTATGAATAGTGTATAAGTAGGGCTATTTCTGTGGACAACTACAAAGTTAAATTTAAGCATCAACAGCATTTCTCTAAATGAGGAGTGCATTTTTTATGGGAAAAAGGAGGTCGATTAGATGGATAAATTTTGGCGTTGGGTGGTGAATGAAGCCGAGGAGCCTACAGTAAGAACTCTGCATCTTGAAGGATACATTGCTGAGTCCTCTTGGTTTGATGATGACATCACCCCTAAACAGTTTAAGACAGAGCTTTATGCCAGTGGTCCGGAGGCGGATGACATTGTTGTAAAGATACACTCACCAGGTGGTGATACCTTCGCAGCAGCGCAGATTTACAACATGCTCAAGGAATATCCCGGAAAAGTCAGTGTCCATATAGATGGACTGGCAGCCAGTGCCGCTTCTGTCATTGCCATGGCGGGAGATGAGGTGTGTGTTTCTCCCCTGTCAGTGCTCATGATCCATAACCCAGCCATGCTTATTGCTGGTGAGGTGGCGGATCTGCAGGTGGGGATTAATCTCCTCAGTGAAGTGAAGGAGAGCATTATCAATGCTTATCAGACAAAGACGGGACTTTCCAGAGCGAAAATCTCACACATGATGGACGCTGAAACCTGGATGAGTGCCCACAAAGCCATCGAGCTGAAGTTTGCCGACAAGATTCTCTATGAATCAGAACCGGTAGATGAAGGTTCCGGTGGCTTTATCTTTGACCAGATGACCGTGACAAATGCTCTAAGAAACAAACTCCCTGGTATTCAGGCGAGGATGAAATACCTCTCAGATAAACAGGGACAGGAGAAAACACCAACACCTGAAGCAGTACCTATAAACAAAGAACCAAATTCAGAATCAAAGCAGGAACCAGAAGAAAAGACACTTATCCCTATTGCCCAGCTGGAAAGACGGCTGGAGCTGATTAAAAATTGGAGGTAATGAATATGAGTAAAATTCAAGAACTAAGAGAGAAACGTGCCAAAGTTTGGGAACAGGCTAAAGGCTTCCTCGATGAACATCGTCAGGAGAATGGTCTGATCAAACCGGAGGACAATGCCGTATATG